AGCGGCGCCTCATGCACAGCCGGATCGTAGGCAGCGGCGGACGCGGCGAGGTCCGCCGACGTGATGTCGTAGGTCTGACCGTTCATCGCCGTGCGCCGACCAGCCCGGAAAATCTCCAGGCGGTCAGGCAGCGCCGGTGTCGTCGTGGTGGGTTGGGATGTGCTCATGTCCGGCATCGTGCCGGGGCACGCGCGGACGCACTAAATAAAGAGTTTTAGAGATTTCGCGGCAGCGCGCGGACGGGAAGCGTGGCGGTTGCTTTTCAGCATACCCCGGGTGCGGGTGGAAATGGCAAGCGATCTGCGCGTGCGAGATGTGCCGGGTTCGCGTCAGATCGCTCCCAAAGCCTCCCAAAACAATTTCGCGGGGATTCGGACGTCTCGGGGTGGTCAGCGGCGCGCGCGACGCGCGGCGTTCGGGTCACTCGGACGGGAGATCGAGGCTGCCCTGGCGAGCAAGAAACTGCTCACGGCGCCAGCTGTCGACGATCTGCCGCACGCGCATCTCGGTCAGCTCGTATCGGTCTGCAAGCTCCGCATAGTTGTCACCGCGGAACTCGGCGCACATCTGCTGGTTGCGTGGCGTCAGCCTGTAGCTGACACCCTTGTGCATGTACATCGTGTGTCCGCCGAAGTCAGCGGACAGGCGTTCGGTCTGCGCGATCGCCAGATCGGCCAGTGCTGACCGCCCGAGTGTGTCGACGAGCTCGACCCGTTCGAGCAGCTCGGCATACAGGCTCGTCGCGATCTCGCGCAGGCGTTCGGGATAGCCGACGTCGAGCTGCCGGTTAAGCGGCTCGACGTCGTGTGCGGTCAGCTGGTGGCGGCCGGCGCGCATGGTCATTGCTTGACGTCCTCCCGCGCGGCCCACTTCTTCAGTGACTCGATCACGGCGTTGATCTGATACCCGTTCAACCATCGCCATTGCTCGACGCCGGTCTGGCGCTTCACATACGACAGGAGCGCGGCGTCGGTGTCGACGCGTACGCGGCCGGCCGCAGCGAGCGCGGCCCACAACGCGCGCGCCTTACTCCAGCGGTCGTCGTGCTGATCGTCGGCCGAGCGCCTCGCGGGCGGGCGCGTCGTACGTTTCTGGACGCTGTGCAGGTGCTTCAGATAGTTGCGGCGCTCCGCGTCCGTCATGTCGCCACTGGATGCCTTGCCGATCACCTGCAGCTTGAGATCGCGGGCAGCATCGCGGTCGTCGCCGTACAGTTCCTTCTCGATCACGTGGATGGCCGCGAGATCAGCTCGGCGATCGCGCGGTGCTTTGGTTCCGTTGCGGGATGCAGTCGTCATCGTCACCTCACGCTTGATCGAGCAGCGGCCGGGCCGTCGGCGCGCCGACGCCGCGGTCGAGGCGCGCGTTCTTGCCAGCCCGAAACCCTGCGTCGGCATGACCTTCGCGCGCAACGCGGCCGCCGCGGTCGACTATCTCCGCCGTTGCAAGATCCGGGTGGCGCTCGTTCATGTACTGCTGCACGAGTTCAGCGTTGGCGGGTTCGATCGTCATGTTGGTGACCAGTCCGCGCACGGCCTGGACCCAGCCGCGTGCGAACTCGTCGCCGCGCGCCGTTTTGGTCGACGACTTGCAACGCTTCGATTGGCGGCCGATGTACCATGCGCGCGCTTTCGCGCATTGGCGGCCGAGCACCTCGTATGCGTAGCCCGCGACCTGCGGCGCCGCGTCGACGCCGACGAACACCACGAATCGCACGCGGCGCGTGAACGACTCGTCGAACTGGCGTGACGAGTACACCTCGCAGCCGAACGCCTGGGCGATCAGGCGCGTGAGCGAAGCCTCCCATACGACCATTCCGGAAGTGGCGGCCGGTACAAAAACTTCCGACACGGCAAACAGCGCGACATCAGCCTGCGTTGCCCCGTACGCACGCATCAGACTCTGCGCCTGGCGCATCGCCGCGGCGGCCTCGTGCTCGTTGGCCGACTTGGCCAGTTCGAGGCACTTTTTGATCTTGCGCAGCACGTCGTCGCGGTTCATGTGGTGCTCCGTTGCGGTTGACGGATGACGTCGCCAGCCGGCGCAGTATCGGCGTCGCTGTCGGGATTCTGGATGCAGGACAGCTGACCGCGCAGGCTGAAGCACCGCACGCCGGCCGCACGGTGCTCGACAATGCCGGATTCGTCACCTTCCTCGCGCATGCGCTGCAGCACGCCAAGCATCACGAGAACGAACAGCAGCAGGCTGGAGACGATCAGCGTGCCGACGATGGCCTTATATATTGCTTTCATTCGCAAACTCTCGATCAAACGCGCGCAGCTTCTTCAGGCGGGCGAGCACTGCGCGGCGTACGGTTTTCTGGAGACTCGGCACCTTCAATGCGGCTTCGCACTGCACGCGATCGAAGTCGCGAACCATGCGGATACGATCGTCGGCGACGCCGACCATCGTCTGAATGTCGCCGTAGCGCGGGCCGACGAACGGGTTGTCGATCTGCGTCATCGTGGCCTCGACTAGATCGCAATCGCAGCCAGATCGAGGCTGATGGGTACGTACTCGTCGCTATCGCCGACGCGCTCGTACAACCGGACATACGGCTTGCTACCCGTGACGCGGATGCTGTCGGAGATCGCTTCCATCGCCGTCTTCCACTTCTCATCCTTGATCTCGTAACGGCGCAGGCCGAGCACGCGGCCTGTGTTCACGTTGCCTTCCTTGTCGACCTGGAACGCTTCGTTGACCAGCACCTTGAGATTGTCATTGCTGCCTTGCGACCATTCGACGATGCACTGGTCGATCAGTTCTTTCGCGGCCTGCAGCTGCTCGCCGAACTGGATGCGCTCCGCGATCTGGCGAACGACCTTGTATCGGCCGTCATACGACACGAGCGTGATATTGCCCTTCGTGCCGCCGACCTTGACACCGTACTGTTCGTTGCTGGCTTCGACGAATGCCGCGATGTCGGCGAATGCGCGGACCTTGTACTCGGCCATGAGCCCCTGCAGCTTCTTCGCGTCGTCGACGAGCGACGCGATGGTCTGGTCGCGCAACTGGTCGATCGGCTTGATGAGCGCCTCGGGAACGAGGCGGCCGCGTGCATCCTTCACGTAGCCGGCCGGAGTGGTTTCGATAGTCATACTGCCTCGGTAGGTGAGAGGTTTCGGGAGCTAATCAGGCGGTCGCCCGAACGCCGGTTGAAGCGGATTCACGGTCGAGTCGGTCGCCTGCAGCAATCAGCAGTGCGGCCGCCTTATCGAGGTTGCGGCTCTCGTCGCCGGGCTTCCACCACTCATCGGCCCAAGGCCACATGTCCGGCGGTTCGGCGATCGGGTGATTGACCGTGTCGGCACTCGCATAGCAGACAGCGGCGCATACGAGCGCACCGACGTCATGCTGGTCATCGTGCTCGGACGTGAACCCTTCCACGTCGATCTGACGATGGCGCTCGGCGAGTGCGCGGAGCGCTGCTGGCGTCAGCCCGATGAGCTGCTGTGCGGCGCCATCTCGCAGGTGCGCCAGCGGGCTGCCATGCGCCGTCAGGGCGTCCAGCATCGTGGCTGCGGCGTCGATGGTTTGGCCGCCCGGTCGGCCGGGAAGCGAAAACGCGGAAATTGCGATCGCGAGGAAGTGCCGCGTCCGGTCCCAGGTCACCGGCTCGGCGTGCGCGATGGACACCGGAAGAGCGGACGTCTCGACAGCATCAGGCTTCACCGCCAGATAGCGATTGACGATCTCGCCGATGGACTCCAGGGCGTTGGCCTTGCTGATGCCCATGGGCTCCAGATAGCGGTTCATCACCGTGTCGATTTCGAGCAGTGCCTCGTGGGCAGTAAATTGATTGATGGACATATGGTCTCTCACGGTGCCCGTCGGGGCACGATTCCCACGGTTTGCGGATAGGCGACCAGGGCGGCGTCGATCGCAGCCCAATCGCTCGGAAACAGTCCGTCGAGGGTTCGGCGTGAACCGTCGACCAGGACGATGCGGATCAGGTAGCGGCGCATGGTTAGCAGCCGGCGATGACCTGCGCGTCGACCTTGGGCCAACCGGCCCGGGCGGCGGCGTTCATTGCGCGCGCGACGAGGTTATTCACGACGAGCGGGTAACACACGCTGATTGCCTCGGTTGCCTTCGCGCCTCGCGGCAGGAACACCAAGCGCGCGCGGATTGCCTCGATTGCGTCACGGTCGAACACCGCGTCGAAGTCGAACTCGAACCGCTTGAACTTGTGGCGCAGGTAGCCTTCGAGATCACCGTCGAGGGGCGGCAGCGTGACAAGTTCGCAGCGCTGCGCGACTTCCCGAACCTCCGGGTTCTGGCTCGCCAGCTTCACCGCCAGTTCGGGCTGGCCGATCAGGGCCACGCCAAGCAGGCGGCGCAGACCGTCCTTCAGCTCCAGGAAGCGCTTCAGGTGCTTGAGCGTCGCGAGCGGCAGGCAATGTGCTTCTTCGATCACAACCAGGTGGCGCCGGCCGGCCCGGTGACTCGCCTTCAGCAGCTCGTGCAGCTGCTTGAAACGCGCTTGTGGCGAGCCGAGGTTAACCTTGGCCGGATCGAGCGCAGCCGTCAGCGCTTCGGCGATGTGCAGCGACTTCAGGGTCTTGCCCTCACGGTCGTTGGACTCCATGGCGAGCGTGTACGGCTTGACGACCAGAACATCACGGTCGTCGTCCTGAAGCCGTTCTTCGAGCTCTTCGACGAGCGTCGACTTGCCGGCACCGCTCTCGCCGACGACCCCGACGAACCCGTGGTTCGTCGCCGCATCCATCAGCGCGGCGCGTACGTAGCGGATGCTCGACGTCTGATAGACGTCATCGCGCGACGCGACGTCGTCGAGGAACGGGCTGCGCGGCAGGCCGAAGTGCTGACGGGTTTCCTGGGACAGGTTTTCGTTGCGGAGTAACATAGGCTCTCCCTCTGTGGTTTCGGGTGATTTCGGGGTTGCAGGGGCGGCCTCGGACAGGTGCGAACTGTCCGGGGCCATCTTCGGGGGCAGCACCAGATCACGCAGCTGGATCAGGTCAATGCCCTTGGATGTGAAAAATTCGAGCGCCGCGCGTCGGACCTGATCCGAATTGCGCTTCGGCAGCTGACCGTGCGTCACAAACCGGCTGGTCGCGCTACGCGACAGGCCAATGGCACGGCCGAGATCCGCCTGCAGGATCTGCTTTTCGGCCATCAACGCCGCAATCTGGCTGGACATCGATATCTCCTTTCTTTTAGGGCTCACGAGCCGCCGGCCACGACGCGCAGGCCAGCGCGGACCGTCAGGCGCGTCTGCAGTTCGTCGAGCTGGGGCTCGGGCACACCGTCCGGGTGCAGGCTGCGCAGCGTCGCCGCGAGTTCCGGGCTCATCTGGATGCCGCGGCGGGCCAGCTCGCTCGCCGCCTGGAAGTGCGTGAGGATCGTCGGCGCAGCCGTGCCGATCATGGTGCCGATCGGCAGGTCAGTGCCGCGGCGCGGCAGATAGGTTTGTTGCGGTGCCTGGTCAACGACGCGCATCGCGTCGATCCGCCCGCCGAACGGCAGTTGCTTCGCCTTGCGGGCAGCAGCTGCCGCTTCGAGCGTCGGGGCATCCATCGCCACCAGCTCGACTTCCTTGCGATTGCGGTCGGCGACCGTATCGGCCCGCCGCTGCCAGTCCTCACCGATCACGTTGGCCGTGACGGAGAAACCGGCGTCGTCCCGCTGGACGACCGGCACTGCGTGCAGAACCTCGTTACCATCGGCGTCGACGTCGACGACCATGGCTTGCTCGGCCTGGTACGGGTTGTATGTCACCTGCAGCGACTCGCCGACCATCACGTTCGGAATTGCCGACACGTCATACTCGCGCCCCTTGAACTCGACGCGCAGGTAGTCGTTCACCTTGCGCTTGACCGGTGCATGCGTCAGCAGCTCGCGGCAAAGCTCGATGCTCGGCGCGACGCGCAGCTGATCGGCCGTGATCGTCATCCACTGCGCGAACCGTGTACGGCCATGACGCGAATGCACCTTGTTCTCGTTGTACCAGCGAGCCCACCGACGCGCGTTCGCGTTGAGCTCGTCCAGGTCGCGCACACACTGCAGCTTCAGACCGGGCTCGAAGGAGCGTTCGATGATGTCGCGGGCCTTCTCGACCTGACCGGTCGCACGCGCGTTGCCAACCGCGTGGGGCAGCAGCTGCACCTGCAGGCGCCGCGCAAGATTCGCGAACAGGCCGCTTGTGTTGGCACTGCCCATGTCCATCATGAGGATCTGCGGCACGCCATAGAACGGCTCGTCTCCACGCTGCTGGATCGCGCCGATGAACGCTTCGGAGAGGTTGGTGCCGCTTTCGGCGCCGAGGACGTACTGGACGTAGATTGCGCCGCTGTTGTGGTCCGTGACCTCGTAGGACCAGACGCGGTCGTTCTCGATCCGCTTCAGGTTGCCCGGCTTGTTCTTGTAGAAGCGGTCGCGCTCCATCACCTGCAGCCCAGCCTCGCGCTCGGTGCGCGCGTTGAGGTAGTACAGCACGCACAACGAAGCGTCGATCTGCCAGACGTGATTCGGGTGCAGACTGCGCAGCTCGGTCGCGGGCGACGGGCGCAGCAACTGGTCGGGGTGCAGGCCATAGTGGCGCAACGCACGCGCGATCGCACTGTCGGACAGCGGCACACACTCACCCGAATCCGGATCGATGCGTTCGGCGCGCACGCCCTCGGTCGGGTTCGCGCGCAGGATCTCTATGGCACGGCCGATCGACAGCAGACGCTTCGCGTTCTTGCGGTGGCTCTCCATCAGCAGCGCGCTGATGGTGACTGCCTCGTCACGCGGGAGCCAGACCTGCCCGGCGTCGCTGCGGCGACGGCGCGGCGTGCGTACGGCCACGCCCTTGATTGCGCGCAGCAGCGTGGCGCGGCTGACGCCGAGCTCGGCGCAGGCGGCGGCATAAATGCCGTCTTTCGCGCCGTGGCCCGCGCGCTGCGCTGCAGCCGCGATCTCGACGAGCCGTTGTGTCATGGCGGGGGAGCGCTCCATGGTGCTTAGCCCTGCGTGGCCCAAGCGGTTTCATCGGTCGGCTCGATCTCGGTCAGATCGAACTCGGCCATCAGCGCGCGGCAGTCCGCGATGAGCTGCGACACGAGCCCGGCCGCGAACGGCGCGGTCCGGTCGCTGTCGTGGTCTTTCAGCGCGACGAGCGCCTGGCGCAGGTTGCCGCGCACGAACCCGACTGCTTCGTTACCGACCGACGCCACCTCGCGCAGCAGGTCGGCGAGCTGCTCGTCGGGCGACGCCGCGGCGATCCGCTTGGCCCTCGCCTTCGCCTGGTCGAGCTTGCGGTTCTTGTCCTCCAGCAGTTGATCTTTCGCCTTGCCTTCCGCACGAGCTTCGCGCAGCGCTGCCTGCAGCTCGCGCTTCGACATGGCTTCGATCTCGTCGAGCGTGTAACCGGCGAGCGTGCCACCTTCGGCTAGCGCGGCCAGATCGTCGTCATCCTCGGTCATAAGCTCGAACAACTTGGTCTTGCCAAGTTGTGCGAGGCGCGGAGCCTTGTCCTGCAAGACGGGATTTTCCAGATACTTCACGGCAGATTGCATCATGCGCCGTGCAGTACTGCCCGGAATACCGAGGCGTTGCTCCACGATTTCCATGAAGTCGCCGTGAGGCTCGTTTTCCTTGATAACGAGCAGTCGACGTCCTGCCTCAAGCATCGCCTCAGCGGCTTGCCCCATATAGAACTTGGTTTCCTGCACGACTCGCTCGCGGTCGTATGGCAGGTCGTATCCGATCCGGTCCATTGCGTCGCGGATCTGCGCGGCGACGGCAGGCGTCGATGAATCAGTGGCTGCTGGAACTTGATGCCTCGGTCGTGCCATGTGAATTGCTCCTGTCATTGCGCCACCAGCGGCGCATTTCGAAATCAGTTTCATTTCCAAAAACGCTCACCGGTGAGCGTTTTGATTAAAGTGCCGTTGCACCCATCCGCTGCCGGACCTCGTCGAGACGCCGCTGACGACGGTCGAGCACCGACATGGCGGTCAGCGCCTGACGCGGCAAGCGTGGTGTCAATAGCCAACGGCCCGTCGATTCGTCGCGCTCGGCCAGACCGGCGGTGCGCAGGTTTTCCAGGTCGCGGGTAACGGCGGCAGGTGAGCAGCCGACTTCGCGGGCAATCGTGCTGTTGGTGACGCCGTCGACGATGTCGGAGAACAGGACCGTCAGGACGCGGATCAGGCGCTGCTGGGCAGCGTTCGTGTAATCGGCCATCGTCAGAACTCCAGCTCGGGCGTGGAATAGCGGGCAACGTTTTGGTGGTGGTACGCGATTTGTTCCAGGTGCGTGCGCAGTGCACTCAGCGTCGCGTCGGCATTGCCGGCGGCCGGGTTCGCGTAGAACTCGGTCAGCAGCTGCAGGGCATGCGCGCAACCGCTGTTGACTTCCAACAGTTCGGCGTCGTCCGAACGGCGCCCCTTCGGCATGTCGACGACGAGCTTTCCGGCGCTGGTGGCGAGCCATGTGCTAACAAAGTGGCAACCGCACGCCAGCTCGTACGTCGGGATGAGAATCGCGGGCATGCGCCCGTTCGCCAGCCATTTGTAGAGGACGTCATGCGACACGGCCATGCGATCGGCGATTCGCTCGACGGACAGGTGATGGACATCCAGCGCGAAGTCTTTGCATCCACGCAGCGCAGTGGCGAGGCTCGACGGACGGAACGATTTCCAAAGACGGCGGCTCATTGGAAGTCCTCCCGCGGCATGGCTTCCGAACAAAGGTCACTTTGGACGGGCGACGGGTGGCACAGTGTTTCCATCACTTCGGGAGCCAACGATGGACCAACAGGAAATTCTGACCGCTCTGGTCGAGCAGCTCGCTCACCAGGACATGCAGCTGACTGTGCTGCGCAGCGCTTACGTTGTGCTTGCGCGTCAACTGGAGATTCGCGGCGTGCTGCCGTTAACCGATCTGAAAGCTGATCTGCAGACGATGGCTGCGGCTCAGACTGACGAAGACTGGCAATCCGGGCACGAAGCGCTCGCAGCGGCTGTGCGGAGCGTGCATGCGCGGAAAGGACTGCAGCGGCGATGCACGCGGCGTCGGCAGTTGAAAGGGCTGTAATATGTCGGCTGGACATAGCGCGCCCCGTCACGCCCGCGCCAGCTCGGTCGACACCTCGCCCTCTTTGAGGCCGAGTTTGACCGCGATGTTATGCGAGGTGCCGCGGCGGCACGTACGCTTCGGGCTGACATCGTCGTCGTTGATGATCTGGGTGACGAGACCAGTCGGGAAGCCGTTTTTCGTGGCCCAGCTCGAGTACGACCAGCCTTTTTTGGCGAACTCGGCACGGACCTGAGTGCGTGTTTTGACCATCGTGCTACGTCCCTTTTTGTGGGCACTTGCGCCAACAAGTGCGAACTAGTTGAAACAGTATGGGTGGAGTATGGGCAATAAATTGCCCTTTTGCAAGGTGAATTTATGACCCTTGCAGAGGAATATTTCGAGGTCGGCCAACGGATCAGAGAGCTCCGTGGTTCGTTCACGCAGGCTGAGTTCGCCGCCCGCTTGGGGGTCGACAGAAAATCTGTCGTCGGATGGGAATCAGGGAAGCGACTACCCGATGGGGCGTCGATGCTTCGCCTGGTCGCGGAGTTTCGTGCCGACGTGAACTACCTGCTCACCGGCATTCGGGGAGGGCCGACGTTGTCGAGTGAGGAGGCTGTTCTACTCGCCAACTTCAGGCACTGCGCCCCAGCCGGAAAAGCCAACCTTATGCAAACGAGCGCGCTGCTTGCCTCTGGCATGGGCAGTTCTAGTTCGATGAATATGTCAAACGTCGGCGACGGCAATGTGCAGGTCGGCCACGCGGGCGGAAACGTAAGTAGCCGGGTCAAGAAGTGATGTGGATGCTGGAGACGCTTCGCCTTTTTTTGGGGCGGTTACGCCCTCGTCAACGGATGACAGAGACGGGGCACGGTAATGTGCAAGCTGGCTCAGTGGGGCGTGACCTAACTAACGTGACGATCATCCAAACTGTGACCGTTGCCGCACCGCAGCCTGCGGTCCAGTCGCCGCAAGCGCCGACGCATATGAACACGCCAATCGTGCGCGATCCGATTCCGGAGGCGCGGGGATGTGCAGAATCGCCGCCTCAGATGCAGCCACCCGTGATTGTTGCTGCTGCGCCGTTAGCCGTTCCTGGAATAGCGACGCCGGTACCACAAGCGACATCACCAGTTGATCGAGATATGGTCACGCTTCGACGCGAGCTATTCGATCTGCTTGAGCGATTCGACAAGACGCCCGATCGACGCGTTATCGTTCTAAATTGGATGGATCAGCAATTTGGTACGAAACGGGTGGTCGAACTTGACCGTCTCCAACTCTTGCGAACGGTGCGCTGGTCCTCTGTCGTGCTCAAGGATCGACAGAAGAAGCGCGAAGAACGAGGAACCGTGGTCCGCTAATAAGTTTAAGTCGACGCCATACAGCGTATTGAGCATAAAACCGGGGAACAGAATGAGACCGAAACAGTTTGGGGCTTTGTTTGGTGTAGTCCTTCTGACTCAACAGGCAATGGCCGAACCAATCAGATGGGACAGTCTGGGCAAGCGAGACGACTACGAAATCTCATGGGCAAGTGCGGCGCAAGTTCGCAAAGGTGACCGCGTCGGCGTCATGGTCCGTTTGACGTTTGATCATCCCGATCAAGCCCCAAACAACGCACGGTTCGACAACAAGAGAGTAACGGTAAATATTGATTGCCCGAGCCACCGTCATCAGATCCTGCAGGTTTTCTATAGCATGGGAAATCGATCGGTCTACTCTCAATTTATAGGAGGCGACTTCGTGCGGGACGAAGGCACATTCGTCGAAAAAGTGGCTATGAAAGTCTGCCCAGCGGATGGGAGCAATATGCGAGAACCGAGGCCGTCAGCATAAGACTCACACAAATTAACTCGATGAATCATGTCTCTGATCCTCCCGGATGATTCAGAGCGTTGGGCAGCCACGCTTCAACAGGTATTTCTCGACGATTTCCCCTCATGGGAGATGGCTATTCCGGCGCTTATCGCTGCGGGAGTCGAGCGTCGATCTCTAGAGCGCGCTTGTACTGCATTTTTTGAGGGTACTGGTGTAGGTTGGTCTCGATACGATGAGTACCTCGCCTATTGGTCACTGGAAGACCCTCGATTGCCCGAGTATGACGGTGATGAGCTCGTGACCGATCCTGATTTTCGACAAGCTGGTGAGCTCCTGGCGCATCGGATCACGATGTCCTATTACCAGAGCGAGCGGTTACGTCGATATATCGAGAACAGCGACAATCGTCCGTACTTCAAGCTCGTGGTCATTCAAGATGGCAAGGCCTATCCAGACTGCCTTGATGAACAGAAAGTGATTCATCGATACGATAGTCCTTATTGGCAGACGAAGCAGCTCCCCTGCGCACGTCTCTTTTGTCGATGCAGCATTCACGCGTTGACCGAAAGAGAAGCCAACGCGTCCAATATCTAAAACGTTTTATTTAGTCGGCTTCGCGCGCGCGCGGCACATTGCCGTGCATGACTACGACAGCCGACTCCCTTCTCCAGTCCGTCACCACGACGGCCATCAATCCCGCGCTGCAACTGCTCCCGTCCGCGATGGACAGTGCAGCAGCGCGCATCCTCGTGCTCGCGATCGGTCTGCAGGAAAGCGGCCTCTTGGTACGTCGCCAGCGCGGTAACGGCCCGGCGCGCAGCCTCTGGCAATTCGAACTCGGCTCGCAGACGCGCGGCGGTGGCGTATGGGGTGTGTACCAGCACGACTCGTCGCGTTATTGGCTGCGGCAGCTCTGCGACGCTCGCAGCTGCGTCTTCGCCCCGTCTTCGATCTATTCGACCATCGAGGCCGATGATGTGCTCGCCGCAGGTCTCGCGCGTTTGCTGCTCTTCACCGATCGCGCGCCCCTGCCGCCCATTGGCGATATCAGCGGCTCCTGGACGCTCTATTCGAAGCGCACATGGGTGCCCGGTAAACCGCGACCGGACGACTGGCCCGCCAACTATCTACGCGCCATGCGCTTCGTGCAGGGGGCCGCGTGATGACGTGTCCTCGACTGATTTGCGGCTGGCGTCAGGCGTTCGTGCTGAAGACGGTATGGGCCGGCGCGGCCATCACGTTGCTATCGCTCCTGCAGTTGCAGATTCTGCCGCTGTTCCAGTTCGTCATCCCAGCAGACGTGTTCCCGTGGATCACTAGCGTGCTCGGCACGACCGTGATCGTGCTGCGCCGGTTCGAACAGCCTGAAGGCTGGCCGATGTCCTGGCGGTTGCATTCGGTGTATCTATCTGGCGCGCTCGCCGGCCTGTCGCTGCTGCAGGCGCAGGTGCTGCCCCTATTCGCGTTTGCGATTCCCGCGAATGTCTATCCATGGATCACTGCCGTGCTTGGCGCCGTTGTAATCCTCGGTCGCCTGATCGCGCAGCCGAGCCTGAATGGAGCTGACCAATGATCCCGATCCCGACCTGGACGAAATACCTCACGTTCGGCCTCGCCGTAGCCGCCGTCGTTGGTGCGCTGTTGTATGGCCGGGCGTACTACATCGCTGTGGGCGAGGCCACTGCGCGAACGGAATGTGCGCAGGCCAATGACCAGCGTGAGCGACAAGATGCAGAGGCGGACCGCCAACGAGAGGCCGCCGAGCGTACGAAGGAGCAAACCCGCCAACAGGAGGCCGACAGGATCGCCAATGACCAAGCTCAAAAGGAACGCGAGCAGGACGCTCGCAATCAGCGTGCTGCCGCTACTACTCGCAGCCTGCGCGCAACCATCGACGAACTCAACCGGCAGCTCGAAGGGTTGTCCGGTCTCGGCGCGGACCCCGAGCGTGCCGCCCTCGCTGATGGCGCCCGTGTCGCGCGAGAGTTACTTGGATCGTGCGCAGAGCGATATCGCGAAGTGGCAGCAGACGCTGACCGGTACCGCGACCAAGTAGGCGGACTGCAGTCGTTCGCAAAACACGCGTGCGACGCCGGACAGGCCGACGCACCACAAAAACCCTGAGGGGCCAATGCAGATCGATAACGAATCCATACGCACACTGATTCTTCTGTTCGGCAGCGTCGTGCTGCCGATCGGCACCGCGTTCTATACCTGGATCGCCACGCGCGACAAAGACAATTCGCGGCACATCAAGGCTGTCGAGAAAGTCTTGAACGAGCGCGTTGCCGACCTGACCAGTCGCGCCGACCGCCACGAGGCCGCACTTCAGCACCTGCCTCGTGCTGACGAGCTCGCCGAGCTCAAGGGCGATCTGCGTGCGATGGAGGCCAAGCAAGAAGCGGCGTTGCGCGAGACGAAGGACACCCGCGCGGCCGTGAACCGTATTGAAGACTATCTGCTGCGGAACAAGCCATGAAGACAGATTTCGCCACCCACCTCGCCGAAGATCGCCGCCTCGTTATCCTGCGTGTCCTTCAGGACAGTCTCGCATATACCGCGAACGAGTTCATCCTGTTGGATATGACCAACCGGTTCGGGCATGTCGTCTCGACCGATCGCCTGCACGCCGATCTCGACTGGTTGCGCGAACAGGATCTGCTGACGTTCGACGTCGTCGCCGACGTGCGCATCGCGAAACTCACGGTGCGCGGCGTCGATGTCGCTGCCGGCCGCGCGATCGTCTCCGGCGTCAAGCGGCCGCGCCCGGAGTAATCGATCATGGCGCGCAAAAGTACAGTGGCTGTGCTGCCCGAAGAGATCGTGACCGAGGTGAACAAGCTGATTCGTGACGGCAGCACTATCGACGAGATCCTGCGCGCGCTGGCGCCGCTCGGCGTCGAGAACATTTCGCGCTCAGCGATGGGCCGCTACGTCAAGACCGCGCGCGAGTCGATGGAGAAGTACCGCCAAGGCCAGGAAGTCGCGAAGGTATGGCTCGACAGGCTCGAAGCGGAGCCGAACGGCGACGTTGCGCGTCTTCTGCCAGAGATGCTGCGCGCCGTCGCGTTCCAGACGCTGAGCACCATGGGCGAGTCGGACAATCCGGTCAAGCCGATGGAAGTCATGCTGCTGGCGAAAGCACTGAAAGACCTGGGCGGCGCCAGCAAGGACAACGTCGCGATCGAGCTCAAGATGCGGCAGGTTCGCGACGACGAGCGTAAGGCGCTGTTGGCCGAGCAGGCGAAGTCGCTGCAGGAAGTCAGCAAGCAGGACGGTCTGTCGGCCGACACCATGGCGAAGATCCGCACCGCATTGGGGATTGTGTGATGGCGGAGCGCAAGGGTAATGCCAAGATCATCCCGGCCGATCCCGAGGCGATCTTCCTGCCGTTCCAGTCGAAGTGGATCAAGGACGATTCTCGCCTCAAGCTGATGGAGAAAAGCCGCCAGATAGGTATCTCGTGGTCGACGGCATATAAGGCCGACGAACGCACGGCGGCGGCCGGCGCGCGCCACGATCAATGGGTGTCGAGCCGTGACGATCTGCAGGCGCGCCTCTTCATTGAAGACTGCAAGATGTGGGCGCAAGTAATGAACCAGGCCGCGCGCGACCTGGGCGAGGTTGTGCTCGACGAGAAGAACAAGCTGACGGCCTACGTGCTCGAATTCGCATCGGGCAAGCGCATCCATAGCATGAGCAGCAATCCGGACGCACAGGCCGGTAAGCGCGGTGGCCGTATTCTCGACGAGTTCGCTTTGCACCCCGATCCGCGCAAGCTGTGGGCGATCGCGTATCCCGGTATCACGTGGGGCGGCAGCATGGAACTCATCAGCACGCACCGCGGCTCGCACAACTTCTTCAACCAGTTGATTCGGGAGGTCCGCGAGAAGGACAACCCGAAGAACATCAGCCTGCACCGCGTCACGCTGCAGGATGCTCTCGAACAGGGGTTTCTGTATCGGCTGCAGCAGATGCTGCCGGCGGATGCCGAGCAGCAGGCGATGGACGAAGCCGCCTATTTCGACTTCGTACGCAAGGGCTGCGCCGACGAAGAATCGTTCCTGCAGGAGTACTGCTGCGAGCCGGCCGACGACGATGCGAAATTCCTGGAGTATGGGCTCATCGCTTCGTGCGAGTACTCCAACGGCACGCAATGGCAGCGCGGTCTGACCGATCCCGTGCAGGGTCGCCTCTATTGCGGCGTCGACATTGCACGCAAGCGCAACCTGACCGTGCTGTGGGTCGTCGAGCAGCTCGGTGATGTGCTCTACACTCGCCACGTCGAAGCCATGCGAAATATGCGCAAGAGCGCGCAGGAAAAGATTCTCTGGCCGTGGTTCGAGCGCTGCGACCGGATCTGCATCGACGCGACTGGTCTCGGTATCGGCTGGTCCGACGACGCGCAGGATCAGTTCGGCGAGCATCGCGTCGAAGCGGTGACATTTACCGGGCCGGTCAAGGAATCGCTCGCATACGCGCTGCGTGGGTCGATGGAGGATAGCGGGATTCGTATCCACTACGACCCCGAGGTCCGTGCCGACCTCCGCAAGGTGAAGAAGGTCGTCACCGCCGCCGGCAACATCCGGTTCGTCGCCGAAGACGACGAAGCCGGCCATGCTGACCATTTCTGGGCGCTCGCGCTCGCCAAACATGCCGCGTCATCGCCAGCCGCTCCGATGGAATTCACGAGCAGCGGCCCGATCGTGGCACCTACCGACACACAAGGATTCCTCCATGGCTAAGCGCCGCCATATCCGCACGCGCCGGCCGCAGCCGGACTTCGCCGAATACGTCAGCCGGCCAGAGCTGGAAACCGAGGTTGCAAACCGCCTCGTCGATCCGTTCGAGCCGCTGTACATGGGCGTGCTGCGCACCAACGATCCGCTGCTGCTAGAGCGCGGTCAGGGCAGCATCGCGATTTATCGCGACCTGAAGCGTGATGGGAAGGTGTTCGGCTCGATGCAGAAGCGCCGCCTCGCGCTGATCGGCTACGACTGGTCGGTCACGCCGGTGAGCTCGTCGACGAAGGCCGACGCGGACGCGAAAACTGTCAGCGACATCCTGAAACAGGTGTCGTTCGATAACCTCTGCAGCCAGATGCTTGATGCGAACCTCACCGGAATGGAGGTGTTCGAGAAGGTTTGGACCGTGCGCGACGGCATGGTCGTTCCGGATCGCATCGTCAAGCGCGCACAGCGCCGCTTCGTGTACGTCCAGGACGACCCAAATCACCCGCCCGCGCTGCGCATGCTCACGCGCGAAGATATGCTGCGTGGTGTCGCGCTACCCGAACGCAAGTTCATCGTCCACCGTGTCAATCCGGAAGACGATAACCCATACGGTACGGGTCTCGGACTACAGACTTATTGGCCCGTGTTCTTCAAGCGTGCCGGCATCATCGCCTGGAACAAGCGGTTGAGCCGCTCCGGATCGCCCGTGCCCTGGGGCAAATATCCGAACAATGCGAGCCCGAAGGAAAAGAACACGTTGTTCGACGCGCTGCGTGCGATGAGCAACGACGGTGTGCTGATGACGCCGGCCGGCATGGATATTTCGCTGCTCGAAAGCAAGCTCGCCGGCGCGGGCGGCATCAGCTCCGAGCGTGAGCTGGCCGAGTACATGGACGACTGGATTGCCGAGGTATGGACTGGCGAGGCACCACGCGGCAAATCAGGCGGCGCCATGGCGGCTGCAGCCGACGAACGCGAGTCGGTGCGGCTCGGGCTGACCAAGGGCGACAGCGATCTGCTGTCGGAGACGCTGAAGGCCCAGCTGCTCGATGACATCTGTTACTACAACGGTCTGGAACCGTGCCAGGTCTATCGCAACATCCGTGCAGCCGCCGACCTGAAGTCGCTCAGCGAAACGGACAAGAACGTGGCGGAGATGGGCTTCGAACCGTCTGAAGCGTACATACAGGACCGCTACGGCGAGGGCTGGACGAAGGAGCCGACTCCGGCGCCTGGCGCGACCGTTCCGACCGCAGGCGCGGGCGCCGCGCCTGCAGCGTTTGCCGAGCCCAGCGGCGAAGCGCAGAACGCTATCGACGCCGCGATTGCAGCGGTACCGGATGCCGAGCTGCAGGA